CCATACTTCTTACCGAAGTCGCCTTGTTTAATAAACACCAGCGCCCGTGACTTATCGAGAACTTCAGACTTCTCGTCGGTCTTAGCAACAGCAACATCAGTGTTAAGAAGGAAGGTGCTATCCCCAAGGGTCAAAGCCTTGAGTTGCTCGTGGGTCTTGGTTGCGTCAAGGATGTTAAGGTATTCACTTGCCACCTCGTAGCCACCCGTAGTCCCTTCAATCTCCGCCTCGACGCCGGTCTCTAGGTTGAACGCACGGATGACAGCATTACTGTTACCTGAGGTTCTGTTCTGAATAATAACAACATACCTTTCGGTCTCACTCCGGTTGATGAAGTGAACGAAGTCTCCCTCCGTAGCAACAGCCTCAAGGTTCGCGATCAGCCGTGCCGGAGGACGCTTGGTGAGTCCTTTGGTTATGGTGGAAAGACCGTTGATCTGTTCCTCACATTGACCAGCTAGGCGCACCGTGGGTGACTGTTGGCTGACCCCTTGGATGAGGTTCGGGACGGTTGTTGTTATGTTAGCCATCGTTTAAGCAAGGTCAAAGCGGCGGTTGATTCCGATGCGTGTAGCAGTGTCGTAGTTGTCGAAAATGGTGCGATCAGAGTTGTTACCTTCGGCTTCTTCCATAGCTGCCTTGGCGCGTATCTCGTCACGATAAATAAGTGCCTCAATCTCACGGGAACCAACAAGTCGGTTGGCGAACATCCGGGATGCCTTGAGGGCGATGTAACGTCGAGCCTGTTCTGGTAGCTCTTCGTATTCAAGTAAAAATGTTATGTTAACCTTAAGCTCGTCTTCGGTGAATATATCCGTGTAGTTCTTTCGGTCAAACAATGCGGTGCCTCGTTGGACTACGTCATAGCTGGTGTCAACCGTGTCCACTTGAACGACGTTGTCGGGTAACACAAACTTACCGGAAGCATTGGCCTCTAGGGTGTAATCTTGGGCAGTGTTGAAATGCCATCCCTCTTGTTGGACCTCACGCGACACTTCGTCAAGAACACCTTTGGCAAGCGCAGCGGACGGAGGCAAGGCCACGGTGCTGGCGATAGAGTTCACAGGAGCCTCGGTAATGTAACCGAGCATGATGTTAACAGCGTCAAGTTTGGAGGTAAGGGTAGCCATAATAAAAGGAAAAGAAAAAGGCCGCACCCCAATCATTAACGAAAGGAGTGCGACCGTTGGGGGTTAGTGGGGGTTATTAAGGAGTCGAATCGGAGACTGAAACTTCGAAGGACGCCTCGGGGCGAAGGATACCGTGGCCCATAGCATACTTAGCTACGAACAGGTTTCCTTGGAGTTCGACCTTGTAGTCGCTTTCGGTAGCAAGGTCAAGGAGCTTAACGGTTCCGATAGCCGATGGGTGTCCACCGATGATCTGGGTAATGGAAAGGTTTCCGTTGTAACCCAATCCAGCGGCGCCGAACACATCGTTCTTGACTGCGGACGATCCATCACCACCGTTATCGCTAGAAAGATCAGTAGCCACATCAGCAAGGTGATTGGACTTGTAGATCTTGATTCCAGCAACCATTGGGATGTTACCAGTGGCAACGTCACCACGACCACCGAAGTCACGGTTAATAACATTTTCACCAGAGGCAAGCAAGGTGTAGTAGTCAGCTGGTTTCAGGATAGCGAAGCGCTGTCCATCGTTAGGAATGTCGTTCTCGTCGAGCTTCTGAGCAGCCTCAAAGAGCGCATCTTGGATGTTCGTCCCAGTCAGTGCATTAAGAGCAACGCCCGAGACAATGTTAATTCCGTTCTTGCCATCATAACCATCATCAGCAGCAGTCTTCAGAGCCGAGTCGGTCCGAGCGGCAGCCGTAAGGGTCTTCATGGTTGCAAGATCGAAACGCTTTGCAAGAGCCTTACCGAGTTCCTTAGCGTAAATGCTACGGACATCGTAGTGGTTCTTAAGCTCATCAATGTTTGCGATGAAGGTGGAAGCAAGCAGAACATCATCAATGGTGATGACCTTTTCAGCGTGCTTGATCTGACTGAGGTAACTGTTAGTGGAGTCAGCGATGTTTTGACCAGGAGTGTGGTAAGCGGCGGTAGCGATGCCAGTCACAGGGAACTGGGCAGACTTTCCGTTGGCGATGGTGCGAATCGTGTGAAGGTCTTTCATCACGTTGAACTCTTCGAAGGTGGTCAGGATTTCTCCTGAGAACACCTTAAGGAACAGTTGGTTCGCATCACCAGCCACGTTAACTTGTCCCAAGCGGGACGGCGTAGTATTAGCCATAATATTTGGTTGTTCTAGTTGTTGTTGTTAAGGGTGTCCTCATTCTGATGTGTCCGTAACCGGGTTCGGAGTTATTGATTGTCCACCGCAGTGGGTCTCATCGTCGGCCTCGGGGGAGTCTATCTTTATGATGACGTTTGGTTTAAACACCACCAAGCTACTTATGCAGCTTGTAATAATGGTGAAAGTTGTTGTGTTATCGTCACAGCCTTGCCATGAGGTAACAGTAAAATAGTTATCGCCTATGTCCGTAAGTGAACCATAGACTGAGCATTCAAGGGGACCATCGGTGCTGTCTTGCACGTGGTCAAGGAAGTCAATTTGAATAACATCTCCTAACTGGAGGTTATCTCTTAGCCCCCTCACGTCCCCTTTCCTTTCTTCTTCTTCTTTGACATGATCTTCAACCCCTTCCGCTTGGCGGCTTTCTTAGCTGCTTTCTTACCTTTAGGGGTATACGGATACGACTTATCTCCTACTTTGGGCATAGTGTTATTTTAGTGTTAGTGTTGGGGTTGGGGTCAGCATTTCCACCTTCTACGGGCTTTACATGCTCTCTTGTCGGGAGTCTTTGAACAGCTTATGTTGTGCTTTTTTAAAATACCTAGGCTACGCGCACAAAAAGACCGCTTCCTCGGGCCTCCCTCTGGTTGCGGTTTCTTTAAGTTACTACCTGTCTTTCGGTTGTAATACTTGCGTCCCTTTTCTGTTAAGCCTCCTTTTTCTGACTTGTGTTCTTTGCGAAGGGACAGTCCTTTTCGTTTAGCGGGCATTGTTCTCCAGATCGTTTATGTAATGTAACATCTCTCCCACTGTCAGTCTTTGTTCCTTGGTCCACGGTTGCGCTTTGACCTTCTCTAAAAAGTAAGGGAGCTTTGTCGGACGAAGACTCGGAGTGCATCCACTCATTAATAACATCACGCATATTGCTGTGACGCTCAACATATAGCTTCTCTTCATACGCTTCCATAAGACCACGGAATGCCTCTGCCAGTCGCGGAAACGCAATGAGCATCTTGACTAACAGAGACATCGACATGTGGTGCGTGTGTTTAGGTGTTATTTCTCTTTGGCACGCCCAATGTTAAGGGCAAGGAAATCAACAATCTTGTAAAGTTTACGGACCCATCCATCGTCCATAGGAGTAGGCGTAAGGGCGGCAATAGCAGAACAAGCGGCGACCACAGAAGTCATAGCGCCTAGGATCTGTTCGTGATTGTTGATGAGGTAGTTAATAATATCAGACATAATAATAATAATTAGAAGGCAGTTGTTACGGAAAGCCGTTGCTCAACCTGGGAGCGATACTTCTGGTCGTAACCATAACGTGGGTCCTGCATGGCAACCGTCATCTCCTTAGAGGAGCTAAAGGGAACGGCCCCGGATGTCCCCGAGGTATCACCTTGAACAAGCGACACAGGAGATCCACCGTCTGACTTAAAGCGAGCATAGAGTCCTCGGATAGCCATGGTTGCGGCATTAACATCCCCCGACTCGACAGTGTTGTTATACACCTCTTGCTCTTGTTCGGTGAGTGCTGTAGCTGCCCATTCGGACATTGCCTCATAGTTCTCAGGACCACCGGCTTCACTCATCAAGGCTTGTTGTTGCTGTGCTGCCACGGCTTCGTAGCCATTAACATACATATCAACCATCTCCTTAGGAATGCCGTTAGCCTCAAGCGCCTTATAGGTTTCCTCGGACAGTTCACCATTCTCAAAGTATTCTTCGGATGCACTGGTCACTGTGTTGTTAACAGCGGTGTTATCCGTGGGCGACTCGTCGTTTGTTGACTCATCGGGAGACTCTTGTTGGCGTTCGTGGAACTGCTTTTCTAGGTTACTATAAGCATCCGCAAGGGCCTCAGGGTTCTCAAACTTCTCCGGTAGCCACTCAGGGCGCTCGGAGGTAGCTTCAGCCGTTTCGGTCTGCACTTGTGATGATGCTGCTGCTGCTTCTTCTTGCATTGCAGCCTGTTGTTCAAGAGAGATGTTCTCCTGTTCAGTGGGTTCGCTAAATGTAACGCTTTCCAT